TTCTCAACAGTTGATAATAAATCACCATCTTGTCCATCAGCACCAGAGAGTGTCGTTATAAGTACAGACCAAGAACCGCTTGCCTTCTTATATACAGACTCATCATCTGTTCTCAGATAGAAATCACCATCTAAACCTAAACCACTAGCTGGCGCACCACTACCAGACAACCAAGTATTACCATCAGCGCCATCAGCGCCATCTGAGCCAACCACATCTAAACTGTTATAGTTCGTTGATCCATCACCAATTTTAAATACGTCTGTGTCTGTTGCAAACACTAGCTGACCATCTGGTATTACGGGATTGTTTGTACTCCAGTTAGCTGCTGTATCTCTACGTTGTCTTAATATACTTGCCATCTTATTTCCTCTTGTCTAAATTAAACTGAAGCACCCGACTCAATGTCGATGTCTGCTGAACCATATAAGGTAGCTGAATCACCACCATCAAAATCATTATCACCACCGCCACCAGTACCTGCAATAGCACCCCACTCTGTCGTGTAGCCTTCAAAATCACCAGTGGTTGTGTTGTATCTGAACATACCTGCTGCCGGTGTTGAATCTCTTTGAGCCGTAGTACCAACTGGCATTTGAGCCGAAGCTGTTGAGCCAGTCTTAGTAACAAAGTCACCTGCTGAGATAGCTACATCAATCCAAGCAGAACCGTCATATACTCTCATTCTCTCAGTAGAAGTATTGAAGTATAAATCACCCCCATTTAATGAAGTAGTAGGATCTGAGGATGCAATTCTGTAAGCGCTTGCAAAGCTGTTAATGTCTGTTAAGTTGGTAGCCACCGTAGCCATGTTAGTTACGTTAGCAGACGTACCTAAGTTGTTCATACTAGTAACTGTTGCAGAGCTAGCTAGGGTATTCATGTCTGCCACTACATCAGAAGTAGCAAGCGTATTCATGTCAGAAACTACGTCCGCACTACCTAGAGTGTTAAGATCGTTTACAGCATCAACAGTACCTAAGCGACCAATCTCTGCTGTCTTGCCAGCAACCGCACTCATATTGTTTACGATAGTAGAAGTAGCAAGCGTATTCATGTCTGCCACTACATCAGCAGTGCCTAACGTGTTCATATCTGATACCGCGGCTGCCGTACCTAATCGACCAATCTCTGCTGTCTTTCCGGCCACTGTGTTCATGTCATTAACAATAGCAGTAGTGCCTAACGTGTTCATATCAGCAACGGCGTCGGCAGTACCTAACCTTCCTAACTCAGCAGTCTTATCTGCTAACGCATTCATGTCAGCAACAATAGCTGTCGTGGCCAGTGTATTCATATCCGCTACTACATCAGCAGTACCTAAGGTTGACATGTCAGCAACGGCATCAGAAGTTCCTAATCGACCAATCTCTGTCGCTTTACCAGCTACAGCATTAATGTTGGTAATATTTGAATTAACTGTATTAATTGCTGTCTGTTCTGCTGGTGTTGGTGTTGTAAAACTCCAGGTTGTATTACCTAGATCGTAAGCCATTAGAACATTATTAGTTGTGTTCCAATATAGCGCACCATCTACCAAAGATCCACCGTCATTATCAGTCGACGGATCAGAAGCCTTAGTGCCTAAATATCTAGCATCGAATGAGTCATACGACGCTTCGGCTGCTGTTTGAGCTGTTTCGGCCGCTGTTTGAGCTGTCTCTGCATTAGTTTCTGCGGTCTCTGCACCAGCTTTAGCTGTTTCTGCTGCTGTCTTTGCGGTCTCTGCTGCTGTCTTTGCCGTCTCTGCTAATGTTTGAGCAGTCTCAGCATTGGTCTCTGCTGTTTCAGCATTAGTCTCAGACGTTGCTGCTGCCGCTGCTGAAAGGCCTGCTGATTCTGAATCTACAATCATCGCCCACTTACCTACATCTGCATTAGATGATAATGGTGCCGAGCCAGAAGAAGTGTGTGCGGTCACACAAAAATAAACGTTATCATTAACCGGATCTTTAACTAAGTCTCTAGCACCGTATGCTGTTGATGTCGCCCAGTCATCTCTAAATACACCGAGTTCTTGGGTAATGTTCGGATCACCATTAATATCAAAGCCTAGTACCTTACCAGCTCTATCGATATCACTTTCAATAAATTCACTTAGTGGAAGGCCAGTTGTCCACTGACCGAATCTTAATGTGCGACTGTTTAAATCCGATTCAAGTTGCTGCACCATCATCACAAGCTTATCTAAATCATCGTTTAGATTTTCAGCGAGTAGTGCGCCACCAGTTGCATAGTCAGTTGTTCTTGCTACTGGAAGATCACGATAAATTGTAATGACATCGCCAGCGGTTAAGCCAGATCCAAAAACAACCGTACCGCCAGAGCTTGTGCCTGCGTCAGTAACTGTGTAATCGGTTGATAATGTTTTAAGTGTAGGCCCTACATAAACTTTTATGTCTGAATCGCTGAAGATCGGGAAACTGTAAGTAAACACAGTCTGCCCAGAAGTTGCTGTATATTGATCTCTAGGTGTTAAGTCACCAACTGTTAATGTTGCCATTATCTGCCCCCTGCGGCTTCTAAGTTAGGCATTCTGTTCGGCATAGCCGATCCAGGCCTCCACCAAAAATCCTGCTTATAATCTTTTTGTTTCTTTCTAATCTGCTTTCTGAATTTCCTATGTGCCTTTGGATCTACTTCTTTTTGTATCTGATCTAACAACGTTCTTTCAAAGATCTCTCGTGTGTACCAAAGTGATCCACCCGGTGTATTTCGTCGCAAGAATTGTATCACATCTGCGCTAATATTTGTATCTTTTCCCGCTACAAATTGTTGCACATTGCCCAGCGTTAATTTAGGCAAGTCTTGCAATGCAAGTTGTGCCATTGGCCCTGCTGCGGTTTGTAAGAATCCGCCGCCAAAGCGGTTTGCATCTTGACCGATAAAGTCTCCATAAATACCTGCACCACCACCCTGCAAATAGGCCTTAGACCAGAATTTAGGATCTGTCATATCTCTTGGATCTTTACCTTGTGCGATCTCTTTAGTTTGAAGTGCTAATGCACCGAACAAAGTGGTTGATAGTGTTAAGTAGCTTAAATATTTAACCTTATTTTGCAATCCAGCTTGAGTTGCACCACGATACAAGTGTGTTGCGATCACTGTCATTGGGAATGATTTAAACATCATGCCACTACGCACCAGCTCGCCCATGATTGTTCCACGCTTTAAACCACCACCAGTCGCAATCGATCTAATTCTTGCATCTGGAGTTGGTACCGCATAGTCTGTCTCGGTTAAAACCATCTCTTTATATTTAGTCGCTAAAGAGATCTTTTGAGCTTCGTTTATATCTTTACGCTTCATGATCTCTTCTGGAGAGAAAAACTTAACACCCTTATGATCAAGCAACTCAGTTGCTCTCATTAGATCCCAGTCTGCATCACTAATGCCGTATTTTTTAAATCCACGTTGTAATTCCATCGGAAGATCGCCTAGCTTTTTGCCAGCATGATCTGCAATGAATGATGAAAACTCCATGCCAAAACCTTTACGTCCTGCATCTGTCCAGGGCGATAGCAAAGACGCCTTCATTACAAAATCTGAAAACTTAGCACTAGCGCCAGAGCCAGTCACTTCGGTAAAACGGTTTGCAGCTAACCCTCTTGCTTTCCAAGCGTCTGCCATTAAGCCTAACTTGACTGCAAATAAACGATCGTCAGCATTTAACGGATTCATTAAACCAATAGCTCTCTTAACTGACGCACCAGCCGGCATACCCATGTACTTTGACGCCATGCGTTGATAAGCAATATCAGATAAGGATGATAAAAAAGCACTACCTAATTTAGCGGAGACAACATAGTTTCTAGCAGCTGTCATAAATTCTGCCGCTCTTACTGACTCTGTTGCTTGTGCTTTTCCAGAAACAACATTCCAAACTGCGTCCAAAGCTCTTGTGCCTTCTCCAGCACCCTTTTCCTTAACCACCATATCTTTTAAATAACGATAAGTAAATTCTGGATTAGGCCCCATAACCTCTAACTTGGCAATATCATTAGCCATAGACTCTAAGTGATCAATCAACGTCGTGTAAATATCTACATGACCGAATTGATCGTGATACTCTAACCACGCTTCAGCATCTTTAAAATGCAAGACTCGGTGATCCTGGCGTCTATTAGCCAGCTTAGTGCCGCCTTGTCTACCTGGAACCATGCTTGACAAACCATCTGTGGCAATATCGTCGTAAGCCTTCTCCATCATCAAACGATATTCCATGTCTGTCATAGGGTGGCCGACATTGTTCTTCATCTTAGATCTATCAAGTAGTGGTGAGATAAACTCTATCCACTCTTCCTTGGAAATCTTATTAACTAGGTTTGGATCATGATACTGCGGCAACCACCCACCTTCAAGCTTACCAATTGCGCCACCACCTCTATTAAATCTAACCCTGGCAATCTCTGCTGTCTCTCTCCAGGATTTAGCATGAGCTTTAGCTGCTGCATTTCCAGTATCAGTTCCTAGTAGCTCACGCACCATATCTCGCATGCCTTCAGTGTCTTGCATTAAGCCAGCACCTTTAGTACGATACTGATCCATTGCATCTGCAAACTTAGCATGCAATTGTCCGATCACGGCACTTGCGCGGTTGTCAATGTTTGAATAAGTTGCATTACTGTTAGTGTCTTTAACTAACAACGACATAACACCAGCTTGCATACCGTCTGGATGTGCGCTAGCATTTTGGATAGCTTCTTGAAGCTTAATAATCTTTAGCCCTTCCTGGCGTTTTCTTAATGCAATCTCAGCTGATTTAGCTTTAAGTGCAGCTTCCTCTGCCATCTTGCGTGCAGCTTCTGGAGAAATAGCACCATCGGCAGCAAACTCGCCTGCTTTCGCATTAACTCTCTCAAATAGATCTTCCTTAAAAAAGTCTGTCAATCCTTGACTGGTTAAACACTCATCAAAAGCTGCCATCTATGCCCCCATACACTTAAACATATCATCAATGACTTTTTGCTCGTCATCTAATTCTTTCATTACTTCTTTTGCAGATCTAAACTCAATGACTTCTTCGCCATCAGCATCTAATCTAGCACCAGTTGGAATTTCCATATCGCCATGCTTCGCCAACAGATCGTCGACCTGCTTTAATTCAGTTGCATGTAATTCGTTAAGATAAGGATCGTCTAAATCTAAATTAGAATCCTTGAGTTGATCGTTTAGTCTTGCTTGCGCTCTTCCAGAGCTTCCTCGGCTGTCTGCTCGTCGATCGTTTTCTGCCACTCTTCCGGAGTCACGTTGAGAGACTTTCGCACTTGATCCTTCCAGTTCGGCTGAGAGTCCTTGCGATCCTCTAAGCTCTTGGTGAGTTGTTGCTTTTTCATTTAATTTACCTCTAGCTTGTAATACATTATACGCCTCATCAGATACAACGCTTATTTTTCCATTTGTTGCATCTGCAATCTCAACAGCTTTCCTGGTGTTGTCATATAATAAAGCATCATCTACTGCTTTAGCATACGTCTCAAAATTAGCATTAAACCCTTTGTGTGCCTTTAGGATTGCATTAGATGGCACTAAACGACCAGATCCAAAGTAACGTGTTAATGCTCTAACTAAAGCTTCAGAAGGATCAACTGTAACACCAACCAATCTAACGTCATAACCTTTGTCTTTTAATTCATCAATCAAGGCTAGAGCTTTCTCTTGCTTTCCTAGTGTTTTGTCAATAATTAGGTTTTTCTTTGCATCGATAGCTTTGTCTATTAAGCTTCTAGCTACATCTGAGCTTTCTTTATGAACAACCGAAGCTGAACGATAATCTCCTAATCGAGACAAATCTTTGTATTCTGGTAACGCTGCTTTAACTTTATCTGGATCAACATGAACAAAGCCTTCTTCTGGAATAGTTCCATCTTTTCTTAGCTTTTTAAGCACTGTTCCTTTGCCAGAAGCGCCACCGCCGCCCATTAACCAGACAATCGGCTTTTCGCCGTCCGCAGCGGTCGCACCTTTAGCTAATTCTTTGTTAATATACTCTTCATGCTTCTTAGCTCTTTTTGGCTTGTACTTACCATTTTTGAATGTGTACTTGTCTTTTGTATCTATCAATAAAGACTTGGGTACTTTTGCCGTTGGATTTAACTCTGGATAGCAAAAATTCTTACAAGTAACATCGATCTTGCTTCTATCAATATTAACAACTGCAATAGTTTTGCCTTCTTTCCTAATAGTTCTAATCGAGTACCCTGGCATATCTGGTGGCGTTACCTTTAAGGAAACCACACCTTTAGGTAGTGCATCGATCTGCTCTTGAATTGTCAGTGTAGGCTGTCCGTCTCCGGCTCCATCTCTATTAGGTCTAACATCAGATCCTGGCTCTGTGGATCTTCTAAGCTCTGGAAGAATATCTCCAGTTGCTCGTTGTATGCTTTCTCCGCTCTTAACTCGTCGTGCTGCGTCGTTAATAGCGTCTGAGACTGGGCCTTTTGCGTTAGCAAGGCTGGTAAGCGTAGCAAGTGTTTTTTCGTCATCTGATAGCCTTAATAAGTTGGCATCACGGTCAAGCTTGTTTCCTGCGCCAGCGATTCTGCTCTCTTGCTCTGCAAGGGTTTTAAATACACTCTTGTCTTTCTTAATCTGTCGCATTGCGCTATCAATCACTTTAGCACGCTCTTTGAATAACGATTCTGTGATCTCCATGCCGCCGAATAGATCTTGCGTCTCTGTTTTGGTAAATCCAGCAGCCTTCATATCGCCCACCATAATTCTTGCTTGGTTTGCGTTAGCTGGCTTTGCTTTCATTAAAGATCGGATCACTGCTGCTTGCTCGTCTGCATTTGAGATTAACTCGCCCACGATCGCACCATACTTAGCGTCAATCTTTTCGTCAATAACAAATCTAAACGACGCATCGTCTAACTTAGATAAACCTCTAGCGTCACGAACCAGTGCTGAGTTTGGCGGTAAATCATCACCTAAACTGTTACCAGATCTAATCACTTTAGCTGCATCAAGTGCGCTGCCAGATCCTTCTGCAATATTCTTAAACGCTGCAATGTCTCTAACTGCTTCTGCTGTATAGCCATCAGCCTCACGCATAATAAAGGCGTTAAGGCCAATCTCTTGAGCATCCTCACCGATTAAACGTTTAGCCAGTGCAAGTCTTTGATGTCCGTCTGCAATGAAGCGAGCGCCGTCTGCACGTTCCCAAACGATCGAAGTGCCTGCTTTAATCGAATCCCATTTCTTAATGCCTTGCAATCTGTCTGTTACGCCAAACTTGTCGCCATGCGCTTTGAATTGAAACGTATCGGCATCAACCTTAATACCACTTGGATCTAATACCTCAATACCTAAATTGCCACCAGTGACTTTATCTAAGTCTGATTGATTAACAATCTCACCTCTTTGTATGGCTTGTTGAGCTTTCATATAAGCTTGGATGTGAGCGTCTGGGTTAGCACCACCTCGCTCTTGCAAGTCTGCATAAGACTCAACCACATCTGCTTTTGCATTTTCTCCAGAAGCTCTTAACGACTTGGCTGCCTTACGTGCTTCAAACACATCAACAACATACGAGCCACCAGCTCTAGTAACACCAGCAAAACCGCCCACTGTTAGAATATTGATTGCTGCTTCTTTTAATGAATACGGAGAGTCAAGCTCGTTTTTCCAAGACATGACGCTTGGCGTAATCAACATCTCAGCACCAGCACCAATAGCTGCTTCTGTCTTAAATGCTTTCCAGGCGTTTACTGCTTTTGAAGGGCCAGTGATCTTTTTAGTTCCAAGCAACATAGATCCGACCAAAATAGGATCATGCAAGAAGCCTTCGATACCACCAGTAAGCATTCCTACTTTACCCATAAAGCTTGTATTTTCAGTAGCTGACTGCATCTTTTCGCGAGTTAATCGCGCTTTGTCTTGCGCATCCTTCATGATGTCGTCAATCGTCTTTAAGCCAGCATCTGGATATTGAAGCTGCAAGTCTAAGATTGCTTGATGATTATCTTCTAAGATTTGTTTTTGTGCGGATACACCGCCAAGGCCTTTAACCTTTGTGTTGCCAAAATCTAATTTATTTTCTTTTTTATTAGGATTTAATGAGCTAAACAAATCAACGGCATTATTCACTTCATCGCCGATCATCATTTGCTCAGACGTTGAAAGCATCTCTTGCTTAAAGAAATCACTCGTTACATCGTGAACCTCACTCCATCCAGTTTCTCTTGGAGTTTCACTAACGCCAGAACGTCTAGCATGGTCTTTTAAATTATCATATCCAGAGTCAAAGATACTCATTTACTTTTACCTTTGGCTTTAACACCGTAAACAAACTCAAACGGATCACCGTCTTTATTTAATAAATAACCAGATCCAATGTTGACCAAATACTTTCCTTTACCAGCATTAACCAAAATACCTTCCTGTATCTGCTCAACCGCTTCATCGGAAGAATAAGCTAGAGCACCACCCATCTCATCAACATCACCTGGTCTTAACTTACCTAGATATTTCTGGAATTGAGCCTCTGTTACACCACGTGCCGGTGCTTGTATTTTGTAAGTGTCATCCCAAATCCAGCCGCTGCCGTCTGCTTCGATCTCTAAAATACCACCAGTCACTTGTTCTAGTGCTGACTCTAGCAAGTCTGTGTCAACAATGCCGCTCACGTCTCCAGCCTCTATAGCAAGGCCAGCATAGACTGCTTTAGCTGTTTGAACGACTGACGCTTGATGTTTAGGGTTTGCAACAAATACAGAGCCTAAGTAATCATTAACAGTTGTCATCATGTCTGAATCTTTAGGCATAACGCTCTTATTCAGTTTAGCTTGCTCGTTGCCAATGATCGCTAAACGTGCAACTTCTGGAGCGCCGTCAACAACTAATGCACCAGCATGAGCAAATAGCGTGTGGTTCTTTTTATCAAGCTGCTTTAAGACTTCAATCGAGCTGTTACCAAAGCCAGAAGTAATTGCATTAAGCATACCGATCTTCTGGTCTGCATCTGAATTAGAAAACTGTGCTGCTATCTGATCTGTCTCTGCTGCGGTTAAAGGCGATATATCTTGCTTATAGTGAGCTTCTGCAACACCAACACGTAAAACCCTAGTAGCCATCGACTCTGGATTGTTTAAATCAACCGGATCAACTTGTGGCACAACACCTTGCTCAACCGCTAAAGATAATCCGTCTTTTGCTAGTTCTGAAACCGTATGATCATGGATTTTTTCCATTCTATCCAACCATCTAACTGATGATCCAGATTTGCTTTTAGATTCCATAGATCGGTTAATTTCTGCTTCTTGCTGTGCAGGCGACAACATAACAAACTTAGAAGCTGCATTTGCGTGTATCTGTGCTTCCTTAATTTGAGTTTCGTATTTTGTGCCTTTTGCTTGGTCTATAAGAGTCTCTAAGTTTTCTGGAAAGAACCCATTATCTAAAGACTTCTCTGCATCTTTGACGGCAGTTGCTAAAGCTTTTTCTTTTGCAGTCTGTTCTGCTTTTGCAATTGCTTTTTGTCTGTTCTGTTCAGCTTGCAAAGCATTGATCTTGGTTTGTACTTTTTGAACAACAGTGTCCTTTGTTGCTGGGCTTAAATCTTTATTGTTGCTCTTTTTAAACTTGTCCAACTCTGCTCTTGCACTTGTCAGATCACCAGTATTAACAATTTTGTCAAAATAACCTAACACCAGTTGTGAGTCAATCTTCTCACTAAAGTCTGCACTTGCTTGTGCAATCTTATTTGCATCTAATAAACCATCATTAATGCCTTCAGTATAAATTGCAGAGATCTGAGCGATCTTGCTTTCATACAAAGCCTCGTTGCCCTCTCTAGCAGCTTGTAGCGCATCTTCTTCCATGCCTTCTACAGCCGTCGTTATAGTGGCTAAATTTTCAGAAGTTTGAAACTGAAAAACATTGTCTTGAATCTTAGTTCTCGCACTTGCAGCATAGTTGTTAATTTCTTGTTCTGCATGTGGGCGTAATATCGGATCAACCTCTTTCAACAAGCCATCCTTCATGCCTTTTACTTGAGAGTCAAAACCTTCAACATTAAGCTGATTTGTTCTTGAAAAGTTTGCAATATCAGATCTAACATCAATCTGAATCTGAGCTGCGTGCGCCATCATTGCGCCTTTATTAAATGCTTGACCTCTGATTGTGTCTGCATCTTGCATCTGAACACCACTGCTCTTACCAGAAGCGGCCAACTGTCCAGCTAGCTCACCTTCTCTTGCAGCGCTTTGATCTGCTAACTGTCCTTGCTGATTAGCAAATGATTGTAGTTTGCTTGACAAAGATTTAAAGCTTTGTGCTTTAGCATTAGAGACACCAGCAGGTGTTACCGCTACAGATCGTTGGTATCTTTGAAATTCAGCCATTAGGTACCTCTCTTAGCTCTACTTGATCCGTAGTTAAGCAAGCTTGATCCGGCACTTGAATAACCAGTTTGTTTTGCGTATTTACCAGAAGTTAGTAAAGAGCTTGTTTTCATTGACAAGTTGGCATCCCCCATAAGTTGATCGTATCTAAACTCTTCCCGATCAGACTTCATCATTGCTGCCGGTGAGCCTTCAAACGCTCTAACACCAGAAGCACCACGATAGGCATTCTGTGAAGCCAGGGAAGATATTAAGCGCTTACGCCTTGCAATCTCTCGATCCTTAGCCGCAAACTCTTCTTGCTGTGCTTGTTGTGCATAAGCTGCTGCCTCTGCATTACCACCAGCAACGCTTGAGATCATAGAACCAAACGTGCCGATTGTTGACCAGGTGGCTGCTGACATTCCTAGAAAAGAACCTGCTGTTGCTGTTGCCGTTCCTGCTGTGGCCGCAGTTGCTGCCGCTGTTCCTGCTGTTCCTGCTGTTGCCATCATGGCTACGAATTGACCCATATCTTATGTCTCCACCTCTAATCCGATACCTAGCAACGTCATTGGTGCTGGATCTGCTTGTGTAATTTCTACTTGTGCTAAGTCTGTCCAACCTAACAAAAACATTTCTTTAATACCGGTAAATGGCGTCACACCACCACCTAAATTCATACCAAAACTACGATCAACTAGGTATTCACCATTGACTGTAACCCCGATAGATTCATACAAATTAGCCTCGACTCGAACGATACGTTTCTTTCTTGTTAATATCGGCCCATCTTGGAAATCTTGATTGACTGGCATGGTCTTAATCTTGGTGTCGTAATTCAAACCAACCTCAACATCAGTGCCAGCCGTTAACATGGTGATCGAGCCATTAGAAGGTGTTGCGCTAGTAACCACTGCACCATCAGATCTGACTCTGCATTCCTCATCATTAAGGTGAGCTAAACCAGTAATCGTAGCGCTAGACGCTTGTGTCTTTCTAACATTGGCATCTGTGTATGAATCTGGATCAACCTTCTCTAAATATCTTTTTGTTACGCCATTGATTGCGCGCTTAACTAGAAAATAAACATCTTCAACCACGACTGAAACAGACTCAATTGTTCCGCTAGTCGTCCATTTAGTCCAACCACCAACCTCTTGCGCTCTAAGTGAGTTATAAACAGCCACTGTGCCGTCAGAATTGACGAAATAAACGTAGTTAGCGTCTGCTGAATCTGTACCCCTTAATGAGTCCATATCGACTGGAGAATTAAGCAAATGCGAAGCTAATAAAGAAACCGTGCCAGACGTGTATGCGTCCTCTGCGTAAGCATATAAAAACTCACGAACCGATTTACCAGTACGATCAACAAAGATTGTCGAACCGTCGATTGATTTAGGTGGAATTGTGCTGGCGCCAAATAGTGTCTGACGACGTACTGCCGACTTCTTAGGCGTAATCGGAAGATCGTTAATTGAAAACTCACCACCGGTTGTAAAGACTTGGAAGTGACGTCCAGCATAGACTGATACGATCGCATTCACCTGGTCAGTATCTAGTGTTAAGTCTAGTGCTTCGTCGTCCAGGCCCGTACCAACATCAAAACTAAAGAAATCATTTGTTACTGATCCCCATAATGTTTGTGGGCGAGACTTAGAACCACCGAACCATAATCGTCCTTGGTAGAATGTCGCACTCTTCGGCCAACCACGTGTAGCACTCCAGACATTGACATCACCAGATCCAAAGTCATACTGCGGAATGTTTATTAAAGTAATGTTAGACAATGTCCAAGAAGAGTGAGTTGATCCACGAACCAATTTTGCTGGCGCATGATCTTCGTGAACAATAATCATCGTATCTGCTGATTGAGTCCACTGTAATTCAAACAACTGTGATGTTGTATAAGTTGTTGTTATGTCAGCTTGATGTACATCGTCTTTATAGACTGCAATGTTGTTGTTTGTAAAAACAAGTAGATACGTCTGCTCAACATTAAAAGAGAATGCAACTAAACGAGCCTCGGTACCAATGTTAGCAACATATTTAAAACCTGGTCTGCGTTTCATACCACCTTGTGGCAATGATTGTACATTCTCTGCAATCGCAGCACCTTGATAGAAGTGCTTGACATCTGTACGTGCGGCAAGCCTTGGATCTAGTACCCCAGAGTTAAAGCTTGTTTGTAGGTTTATAACTCTAGGCATTAGTAACGTGCATCTACTAGTGGTGAGTCAACAATCGCATCAGCAGGTCTTGCTTGCGAGTCTGTGTATCTAGCTCTTCTCAGTTGATCCTCATACATACTGTGGTATTCTCCTGCTTTGGATGAGTTATCAGTAACTGGAATTGCAAAAATTGAGGCCAGGTTAAATTCAAGTAGTCTTTGAAAATGCGCCGGCATTTTAGATTCGTCTGGTTTAAATACATAATCCAGGTCTATGTTGTTCGCGTTAGTGAGTAATTTATCTTCGTAAATTTCATAATCAACGCGTGGATGAACGCCAAAGCCAGAAATATAATTAGCTGGCAATTGATAAGCGTATGACCATTCGTTTAGTGGTGAGGATGTTAGCTGGTTAAGCGTAACCTTGGCAGTAGCGAATCGCCACCTATGTTGAGACAATAAACTTTCATAAGTAGTTTCATATAGTGCTGCTGCGGTATTAGCGCCAGCACCACCATCTGTAAATGAAGCGATTGCACCATGACCGATCATAGTCAAAGCGTTTGAGCAAATTTCAATATCTGTTGCCATATCCTTACCTTAATAAAAAAAATGGCAGCAACCCGGTTTGAGTAACTGCCATTAGTTCAACTTTGTATTAGCTCCTAGTAGTTGAAAAATCTAGGTTATGCGAATTCAACAACACCATCAGCGTCGCGCACTACTGCACCAGCTTTCATTAAGCCGTTACATAGCCATGAAGTTTTCTGAGGAACCCAGTCAACCTTAGCTGTAACATCCATACCAACTGCAACACCTACTGCTGAATCGTGCCAAGCAAAACCGTTGTTAGTTAAACCGCCTTCTGAACGTGACTCAATGATGTGGAAGTTGAAACCCATGAATGTGTTTAACTCACCAGATACAAGTGCCTTAACGTTGTTATAGTCTGAGCTAGTCACTGTAGTATTGCCTAACAAGCTAGCAAGACCTGCTGCTGTTACTGCAATGTGACGACCACCAGAAGAAACACCGTTATCGTTTAAAGCTTCTGAAGCATCAATCAAAGTAGCAAGACTTAAACCAGTTAGCGTAGCGGCTGGAGTAGCAGCTGTCATAGCGTCTAATACCAATTGATCGTAACGACGGCCAAGTGCGCCTGCGATTGTTGTTTGTAACTCTGACTTCTCGTCAAAATTAACTTCCTTTGCATCGAAGATGTCTGTGTACTCTGGAGCATTCCAGTTTTCTAAAGTACAAGAAATCAAGTTATGAGTTACACCCATAGCTGTAACGTCCGCAGAAGTTGCCTTCTGGTTAGCTAGGCCTTTACCCATCTTTCTAAATTTATAAATATCACCAACAACGTCATTTCTTACTGTTGTTGTACCACGTAAAACACCCGCTGATTGAAATGCGTGCTTTACTTCTCCATCGAATTGCTGCTGTGCTGCAGCTGATAAACCTGCTGACATAATAGTCTCCTTAAATAATTAAATTTTCATACCTTTTTCGGGTATCCGCTTTCCGGGCCGATAGTCCTAGCTGGTATGGGCCTTTAACAAGGGTATCCACTATGCTAGATTTGATACAGATTATATCACAAAGATAATATTATTATCTATATATCTGTTTTTACTTATATATAGTCATCTGCGAGCAGTGCAATTGCCTCACACAGCTCTTCTTTGAAGGTGTCATAATGCTCAGTATTCACTAGCGCAATAATGTCTAGCCAGAGCTTTTGATTTGCCGCGTTATCACGACGGTCGGTAACGTTTAAAAAAGTCTCATAATCACAAACGAAGGCTATCGTTCGCATCTCTGGTCTTGCTGTCATCTTTCCCCCTAGCAATCATCTCATCGCACATCTCTAACAATGAATCACACAACATCCCTCTCAACTTAGGATCGTCTATATTTTTAATCTGCCGAATCATCGGCTTTAAACTTTCATTAATCATCTACACACCTACATGGTTGCATTACCTGCATCGGCATCATTTGCATCATTTGCTTTGGTACTGTCATAAACTTATCAAAGAACGCATAACCTGCCGTTGCTATCAACATTCCACTAAAAAAAATCACAATACATTTGTTTTTCATTTAATTTCCTTCATTACGTGGTGAACGTATCTCCACATAGGCTTATCCGTTGTTCCAAAATTAACCACCATATCCAAACAAGTTAGCCAACACTAACACCAAGAATAAAACTATCCAGACTATCTTCTTTGTTTCGACTAGCTTATTAATTACTTCATCAAATCTACTGTTCACCCTTGTCCACCTTGTATTTAATCTTTGCTCTTGTATAAGCCATCTTGTTAGTCACTAAAGGCACTAGGATATT